GTACGTATTCGAGACGCGGAAGGGACCAAGCCGGATCTACGGCGGTAAGGTCGTGGAGAACGTGGTACAGGGCATCGCCCGCTGCGTCGTGGGCGAACAGATGCTCCGCATCAGCAAGCGATACAAACCCGCCTTAACGGTGCATGACTCTGTCGTCGTGCTGGTGCCGGAAGCGGAGCAGGAAGAAGGCCGAGCGTGGATCGAGGAGCAGATGCGCTGGGTGCCGCCGTGGGCAGAGGGGCTGCCCGTGGATTGTGAGTCTGACGTGGGACGCCGGTACGGCGAGGAGAATTGAGATGAACTTATCCGATCTCGGCGCGCGGCTGCGCGCCATGGCTGACGAAGAGCACGAAGAAGGCGTGGAGCGAGAGCGCAGTCCGCATGATCGGGAGTGGCCCGGCTACGACACGCTGAACAGGGAGGAGCGCATCAAATTCTGGTCTGTGCTTCCGCCGCCGGGGACTCCGGCGAGAGACGTTATTTAGGAGCCCGCATGTCCATCGCACCGTGGTCCTTTAGCAAAGCCAAGGCGTTCAAGACGTGTCCGAAACAGTTCTACCACACGCGTATCTTGAAGGAGTTCCCGCAACAGGAAACCGAGGCCATGCGGTACGGCACCGAGTTCCACATGGCGGCTGAGGACTACATTCGCGATGGGACCCCACTGCCGGCCAAGTTCGACTACGCCAAGAAGGCACTGGACGCACTCAACGCCAAACCCGGCGAGAAGCTGTGCGAGTTCGAGATGGGGCTCACCGAGAATCTGGAGCCCTGTGACTTCGACGCCGAGAACGTCTGGTGGCGGGGGATTGCGGATCTCGTGATTCTGGACGGCGAGCGGGCGTGGATCGTGGACTACAAGACGGGAGCTAACACGCGGTACGCAGACACCGGGCAGCTAGAACTGATGGCGCTGGCCCTGTTCAAGTTCTACCCGGAAGTGCAGCGAGTGAGTGCGGGGCTCCTGTTCACCGTGGCGGGCAAGCTCATCAAGGACCGATATACTCGTGATGATGAGCCGAGGCTCTGGGAGAAATGGATGTTCGAGTACAACAGCATGCGAACTGCATCTGAAAAGGACATCTGGAACCCGAACCCGAGCGGGCTGTGCAAGCGGCACTGCCCAGTTATTTCTTGCCCACATAATGGATTTAGTTAAGGAGCTGGACCATGCCCTACGTAAATAAAAAACGTCCTTACAAGAAAGAGTACGCACAGCAGAAAGCCCGAGGCGAACACGAAGCCCGGATGGAGCGCCAGCGCGCACGCCGTGCACTGGACAAGAAAGGCGTCAACCGAAACGGCAAGGACGTGAGCCACAACAAGCCGCTCAGCAAGGGCGGCAAGAACAGCGACGGCTACAAGCTGGAGAGCCCCAGCAAGAACCGAGCGCGGAACTACAAGAAGAGGAAGAAGTGAATGGCTGAGCACACCCCGAAGTACCGGGTGCCGTACCACCAAGGACGGGCAGCGGCACGGGAGGATCTGCCAGAAAACGCTTGCCCCTACGGCATGGCCGAAATTGGAGACCGCATGGCGTGGCTGGGCGGTTGGTGGGACGCGATGAAAGAGCGGGAGGGAACAACGTAAGTGGAGATCATCCAAGACAAGGCGATCCGCCTTCGACTCCGTAACCCAGACCGCATCACAACCGTAGTACCACATAGCAAGAAACTAGGCGAAAACGACGTTCTCGTCCGATGGGGCGTGGAAGAAGCGCGCGTCCTGAACAACATGGGCATTTCCGTGCCGTCGCCTATTGAGCGCAGATACGACTGGCCGGGGAAGTACACGCCGTTCGATCACCAGCGCAAGACCGCTGCGTTCCTGACGCTGCACACAAGATGTTTCTGCTTTAGCGAACAGGGCACGGGCAAGTCCAGTGCAGCGGTGTGGGCTGCGGACTACCTCATGTCGCAGGGGCTGGTGAGTCGGGTGCTGATCCTGTGCCCGCTGTCGATCATGGACGCCGCTTGGAAGAACGAGTTGTTTACGAGCGCCATGCACCGGACGGTGTCGATCTGTCACGGCAGTCCCAAGAAGCGGAAGGAGATCCTAGCTCTGGGCTCCGAGTTCGTGATCATCAACTACGACGGCATCGGCACGGTGCATGAAGAACTGAAGAACGGCGGGTTCGACCTGATCATCGTTGATGAAGGAACACATCTGAAGAACGTGAAGACCCGCCGCTGGAAACTCCTAAACCAGTTACTGATGCCAGATACCCGCCTGTGGATCATGACCGGTACGCCGGCAGCACAGAGCCCGATGGACGCCTACGGCCTCGCCAAGCTGGTCAACCCCAACTCAGTGCCGAAGTTCCAGACCGCGTTCCGAGACCGCGTGATGACGCAGGTGACGCGGTTCAAGTGGGTGCCGAAGGAGGACGCCTCGACCATCGTGCATGACGTGCTGCAGCCAGCGATCCGGTTCACCAAGGAAGAATGCATGGACCTGCCGGACATGGTGTACACCCGGCGGCACGCGGCCATGACCGCACAGCAGAAGAAGTATTACGAAGAGTTCCGCAAGCACATGGTCATCCAAGCCGCAGGCGAGGACGTAACGGCAGCCAACGCCGCCGTGCAGATGATCAAGCTACTGCAGATCGCATCCGGTGCGGTGTACACCGACAACCAAGAAGTTCTCCAGTTCGACATCAAGAGCCGGTACAGCGCGCTCAAGGAAGTCATCGACGAGAGCAGCCACAAGGTCGTCGTATTCGCGCCGTTCCGGCACGCGATAGATGTTCTCCTAGAGAAGTTGGCAGCAGATGGAATCAAGGCCGAGCGCATCGACGGGTCGGTGCCGGCTGGTCGGCGGGCAGAGATCTTCCGGGCGTTTCAGGACACCCCGGACCCACGAGTGCTGGTGATCCAACCGCAGGCAGCAGCACACGGCGTCACGCTCACGGCCGCAGACACCATCGTCTGGTGGGGTCCGGTCAGTTCACTGGAGACCTACGCACAGGCCAACGCCCGTATCCACCGAGCCGGACAGACCAACAAGTGCACCGTGGTCCAGCTCTACGGGTCGGACGTCGAGCAGCGGGTGTACCGGCTTCTGGACAGCAAGATCGACGTACACAACCAGATCGTGTCGCTCTACAAGGAACTGCTTGCGTAGCACGAAACTACGCGATACAGTCCGAAACCCCGTTAGAGGAGACGTAACCATGGCAAACCCACCGCTCGACAAGATGTGCCGTGCGTTCATCAAGATCCGTGACAAGCGCGCTGAGATGAAGCGCGAGTTCGAAGACGCCGACGCAGACCTGCGTCGCAAGCAGGACGTGATCCGGGCCGCTCTGCTCGATCACTGCAAGGAGCACAACGTAGACAGCGTGAAGACCGAGGCCGGTACGTTCTACCGCACGACCAAGAAGCGGTACTGGACGAGCGACTGGGACTCCATGCACCGATTCATTCTGGAACACGAGGTGCCGCAGTTTCTGGACAAACGCCTGAACCAAGGCAACGTGCGGGAGTTTCTGGAGGACAACCCCGATCTGCTACCGCCCGGCCTGAACGCCGATGTCGAATACACCATCTCCGTGAGGAAGAAGTAATGGAAGCCAAGTACGCGAACACCGATGACGCGGCGGCGTATCTGCGGGTCTCGACCGCTACGCTCCGCACGTGGGTGAAAGCCAAGAAGATCCCCGAGGTGTGCTACTTCAAGCTGGGTGGCACGTATCGGTTCCACCTTGACCGACTGGAGGAGTACCTAAGAGGCGATCTGGACGCTGTGATCTCCGAAGAGCAACGGCTCCCTGAACAGTTGGAGTTCGAGTTCGTTCGGGCCGGGGAAGGCCCGGCAATGCCTGAAGTGTTCGAAACACCCGAAGTACCCGAACCACTAGCGGACGACGAACCGCAAGTGACCTATGACGACGTAGACGAAGACTACTGAGGAGAAGTACCCATGAGCAACGAAATGACCCTGTTCGGTGAAGGCGGCAACTCTCTGGTCAGCAGCGACCTGTTTGCCGAACTGCAGAACACCCTCGACAACCTGACGGGTGGCAGCGGTGGTGGTATGCCGCGCATCAGCATTCGGGGTGGTCGGTTCCGCCAGATCATCGGTGGTGAGCAGGTGCAGGTGCGGAGCGACAACCTGCCGGTGGTGATCCTCGATGCGGGCAAGGTGAGCCGCACTTTCTATGCCGGGGCGTATGACCCCGAGAACCCCGTGCCGCCGAAGTGCTGGTCGTCTGATTCGCAGAAGCCCGATGCGTCGGTGCCGGAAGATCAGCGGCAGGCAAGCGCCTGCGCCCAGTGTCCTCAGAACATCAAGGGGTCGGGCCAAGGTCAGAGCCGTGCGTGCCGTTTCGGCCAGAGGCTGGCTATCGCGGTCGAAGGTGACATGGAGACCGTCTATCAGCTGCAGGTCCCGGCCACGTCCATCTTCGGTGAGGCCGTCGGCAACGACATGGGGCTGCAGGCGTACTCCAAGCTCCTGAGCGCCCACAAGACGCCGCCGATTGCTGTGGTGACGGAGCTGAAGTTCGACGAGAACAGCGAGACGCCCAAGCTGTTCTTCCGGCCGATGCGCCCGCTGAACGAAGCCGAGATGAAAGCGGCGCTGACCCTGCGCAAGCACCCCGACGTGGAGAAGGCCCTCACCCTGACGGTCTCGCAAGCGGATGGCGTGCAGAAGATCGCGGCAGCGGAAACGCCGAAGGCGACGAACAACGTGCTGGCTGACGCGCCCGAGGTGGTTGAGGAGCCCGTGAAGGCGAAGACCACCAAGAGCGAGGAGAAGGCCGTAGCGGACGGCAACGCCGAACTCGACTCCATCATCGACGACTGGGACGACGCGGAAAGCTGACGCTCCGACCGTAGTTCTGCGGCTAGGCATACGCCGAAAAGGGTGAACGCACCCCTGCCGCAGTGTCTCTTGCGTTTCGGGAGCGAGGATGGACACACAACAATTTCTAACCAGTGTGCTCGGCTCCGGGTCACACTACTGTCTGTTCGGTAGTAGGGGAGATGGCAAGAAAGTACAGCGGTTCTACACGTCGGTAGAAGATCTTGTCCGCAACGCCAAGGCGCTCGACTCCAAAGGCGCCGATGCCTACTACGGCGTCGCACGGTTCGCATCCGGCGAGTCCCGCAAGGCTGCCAATGTCGAAACACTTGCGGCGTTGTTTCTCGATCTCGATTGCGGATCGGACAAAGACTTCACGGATAAGCGGGCGGCACTTCAGGCACTGCGGAAGTTCTGCGGCGCGGTAGAGCTGCCCAAGCCGGTCGTCATCGACTCCGGCGGCGGTCT